AAGAAGTTTTAAGTCTTGTGAAAGAGTAACAAAAGAGCTATATTATATATAGTCTTCAGGTAGTAAAAATAAAAAGAATTTGAATAAAATTCCGCTTACTAAACCAATTACCTTTGACCAATTCTCTCATTTGACTGCTTCATTAGCTTACCGTGTTGCCAATGATTACCCTTTTGATAATGACGAAAGCGATATTAACTGGGATGCTGTACTTGAAGATATTGAACATCGTATTGTTGTTATTTAAAAAGAAAGGAAAATACAATGAGTAAAACTATCAAAGTAAGTAAAGAACATGGTGTAAATCCAACTATTCCGATTTGCTTCTGGTGCGGAGAAGAAACAAACGAAATCGTTCTTTTAGGTAAATTAAAAGATGACGCTGAAGCGCCTAAAAACCTAGTTATTAATTATGAACCTTGTGATAAATGTCAAGAGCTTATTAATGATGGCGTCCAATTAATTGGAGTAACGGATATTCCATCTAATCCAGATATGCCACCAATTACGATAACCGCTGAAGGAGTCCGTTTGTATCCAACCCAGACATTTGTTGTCGTCAAGGAGCGATTTATTTATGACTTCTTGTCTGAAGAATCAAAAGAGTTTATTGATTCTGTTATCGAGAAAAAAGCACTGCTCCTTCAAGAAGAAGTCTTACAGCAAATTTTGCAGCAAATCAAAGTAGATGATGAATCCGTTCAAGATATCGAAGAGATAGAACCTCAAGATATTCAAGATAAATAAAACAACAAGGAGAAAATGCATGAATGCTATTAACGCAAGTTACAGAATGATTCAAGAACCATCGATTTCAAAGAAAATCGAACAGATTGCCCGCCTTTGTTATAAATCAGAGGATAAAATCAAAAAAGGTTCAGACCTTAAAATGATTAAAAGCTTAATTAACCGGCAACATACAGCGATGTTAGAACACGGGTCAATGGCTTTTATTGTTGACCATCACACTTACGCACTTGTTCATGAAGCCATTGATATGAGCAAAACATATGCATACGATGACCATGAAATACCCCGAGATTATCTTCGCTTTACGATTCATTTAAAGCCAGAAGCTATAGAAATTGAAGAAAACGGGTCAGAAACAATAGAATATGCTCCTGACCGCTATATTATCTCTGGAAATATGCGGGCATGGATTAACGGACTTAACACTTTACTTTCGATTAATTGTTTACCATCACCTCTTTGTGATGCCATCGTTAAAAATGGTGAAGGTATCATGGACAATTACAAAGGCAAAGGTCACGTTGACAAGGCTTATACTGAAGGCGTTAACTTTACCGCTGAATACGTTACGGATTACAGTCTTTTATCAGAAGAAGAACGTATGATTCACGAGGACGTTTCGGTTTTATTTACTGTTGACCGAGGAGTAACCCACGAAATGGTTCGAATGCGAGACTGTAGCTTTGCTCAAGAATCCACCCGTTACTGTAATTATTCAAAAGGTAAATACAATAGCGAAATTACAGTTGTTAAGCCTTGTTTCTGGCCTGAAGATTCTGCTTTATATCAGAAGTGGGCTGCCGGCTGTAAAGAGGCTGAAAAGAGTTATTTCAAACTTGTCGAACTTGGAGCAAATGCTCAGCAAGCCCGAGACGTATTACCAACTTCAACGAAAGCTGATATTGTTATGACAACAAATTTAAGAGAATGGAATCATATCTTAAATCTTCGGGCCTGTCATGCAACCGGAGCTTCTCATCCTCAAATTGCTGAAGTAATGACTCCATTACTACAAGAATGGCAAAATAGCGATTACGCTTTTGCTTTTTCTAATTTAACCATTCCTGAAAATTAATTGGGAATATAAAGAGAGGCTTAAAATGGAAATGTATTTAGTCATCGGCCATGAAATTGGTGGTCTTTATTATAATTTATTAAACAAAGACCAGTGGACAAAATACGAGGAGCTAGCCGAAGAAAATGATAATGAAAAATTAGATTGTTTTCTTGATTCAGGAGAGATTTTGGTATTCTTCTCATGTACAGAGTTTGTTTTGTATGTTAATCAGAATAATATCAAACTTATCGACGGCGATTCTTATCTGATTAATTAAAAATATATAACATAAAAGGAGAACATAATAATGACTATCACAGACGTAAGAGTAAAACCTATTGACTTGAAGAATTCAGCACTTAAAGCGATTGCTTCTATTACAATCGAGGAAGATTTTGTTGTCCATGACATCAAACTGATTCAGACAGCTTCGGATGATTATTTTATTTCAATGCCTTCTAAGAAAGACAAAGAAGGAGTTCATCGGGATGTCGCTCATCCAATTAAGACAAGTACCCGAGAATATATCCAGAAAGTAATTCTGGATAAATATCATGAGATGATTCAATTACAAAACCAAGAAGAAATTCTTGCCGTGTAAATTTTATTATACAAGCCCTACCCTTAATTGGGTAGGGCTTGTTAACTTCATAAAAGGAGAAATTAAATGAACGTATATCAAAGAATACAAGAACTTCGCCAACATATTGAAAAAAATCAATTTATTGCTCAGGGAATAGGTAATGCAGATACACCAAGTGTTACCCCAAATGAACTATATGAAAAGATGAATATCTTTTTAGATATGGTCGAAGAGGATATTAAAAATATCGAGTATCATTTTGAAATTGAAAATTTAGCTGGAAAGGTGTGCGTCCTTGATGATTATGCGTTTTCGCAATCTCAATTAAACAAAGATATTTATATCTTCCAACCATTGGATGAAAATGTGACAGCTTTTGATATGGAAAGTCTGGCAGATATGCTTAAACAATTGATTGATTCTGACCAACTACAAGGTAATGTTTTATTACTACCACCTAGTATTTCGGTTTTTAAGGCTAAAATAGCAAAGCCCGAGCCTATTGTTGATTACGATTAAACAGTATGCTATACTGTTATTACAAGGTTTGTTAATATAAGCCTTAAATTTATTCGAAAGAGGTAAAGTATATGAGTAATTTTACACCACGCTTATCTGAACCTTCCCGAGATAACGGTTATTATTTTGGCGGTGACAATATTTTTGAAGTTTGCGGTTACGGGATGCCTAATTGTACTGCTTATGCCTTTGGTCGATTATTTGAAATAACAGACCAGACATTTGGCGCACTTAGCGGCAATGCAGAACAATGGTGGGCAGCAGCCCAGAATGCCGGTTATCAAGTTGGTTCAGAACCAAAACTTGGAGCTGTTATCTGCTGGAAAGCTTATGATGAATGGGACGAGTCTGATGGAGCCGGGCATGTTGCGGTCGTTGAAGAAATTTATCCCAATGGCGATATTTTAACATCAAACTCTGGCTGGCAAGGCGATATGTTTTTTACAAGAGATGTGTCACGAGACAGTGGCTATCAATATTCAGAAGCAAGACAGTTTCAAGGATTTATTTATTGTGGGATTGACTTTGATGGCTCTGAAGATTCTCAACCGACTCCAGAGGCTCCTAGTGAACCAATAATAGTCCCTAGCGGGACTATTAAAGAAATTATCTTAGATAATACTCCTTGCTATGGAACTTCCAGTGATGAATCCTACGGAACGAAAACCGGAACGTTTTATATCTGGAGCGACGAAGTTATTAATGGTCGAATTCGTATTACTAATCAAGCTGACCGGGTCGGCGTTGAAGGGCAGGTATCCTGTTGGGTTGATGCTACCTTTCCAGTAAATGAAGAAAGCGCTGTTGTGTCCGGTGACATTGGTATTGACAACAACGTCACAATTAATAACGGAGCTAAAGATTATACTGGTTCAGAAATGGCTGACTTTGTTTATGGCCGCATTAATAAAGTCATTGACGTTTCGGGAGACCGAATAGTTGTCCAATATGATGGTGTTACAGTTGGAGCTTTTAATAAAGCAGACCTAACTATCGTATAAGAATTGTAACATAGTATTGCATTTGTCTTGATTTTGTGGTATAATATAGGTATCTTAATAAGAAGGAGATGCTTATATCATGAATCAAGAAACAATTAAAAATGCTCAGATTTGTCCAATGTGCGGCTCAGAAATGGAACGAGACAAAACGGACAGTCCTCATGATTTATACACAGAACATTGTACCTGTGCAAATCATAATTGTGAGTACTCTATGACAGTTTGTAAATGATAAAATAAAAAGGGACGCCTAAGTAAATAAACTTAGGCGTTTTCTTTTTGTGTTAAATTTAAATAAAGGACAAAAATAAATGAAGACAGATACTCTAATGATTATTGAAGAAGAAAAAAACACATTAAGGATTCTTAATGTTGATATAGATAAAATGACTTTAAATGAAATGAGATTTAAAAACAAATATTTCTCACATTTAAGTTATTATAAAATTAATTGTGAACCATTTATAAAGCTAGGTCTTGATGTCAATGACATTTATGAAGCGGTATATTATAAATATATAAGGTCTGATTTTCAGTCTTTAGATAAACTTTATAAAGAAATAGAAAGGATGTGACTACTAATGAATCAATTTGTTTTATATAGTAATTGCGGCGAATGTTTGGACTATATAGCTTGTATTACATTGGACGAGTCAAGAAAATATTTCAAACAAAAGTTTCCAGAATTAGAACAGGCGGTTATTATTAATTCTAGTACCCACCGTTGTAGTGATTTATAAAAACATAGAATTAAAGGACGGCATAGTAATGGAAAGAGCAAAATTCAAAGCTGCGATTATTACCATGAAAGATACTGACATATATAGAGACCACCAACTAAGAACAATTATTCGTTCAGTTATAGAAAAAACGAAAGACAAATCATCTTTTAAAGATTATAAAAATATTTTAAATCAAATAGAAGCTTATGTTGGTCTTAATACAGAACTCATACAAGCTCTAACTGAAGAAACAGATTACGACAGCTTACTTGAGAAATTAGCGGAAGCAAGCATTGCTGTTTTGTCTATTCAAGAAATATTTAACATCAGTGACCTTAATTTAAAAAAAGCAATTACGGTTAAAATACAAGAACGTTTATAAAAATAAACCCCCGACCAAGAGAACAATTCTCTTGGTCGGGGGTTTCGTCTTTACTTAGGCGTATTTAATTGGGGGTCTAACTCTATAAGGGTATTATTTATACTATTATCTGGTGTTATAATTTCTTCCTTCGCTATCTTTGTAGCTAAAATTTCTTTTAACTGCGCCAAGGCTTCTTCAATTATTTCTGACAATTGGGACTCTGTAAAGAAAAGAGTAATAAGGGGATACTCTTTCTTTATATAGGTATACACCTCAGCAAATTTAACTTTACCCATTCCAGAGCCCCATGCTTCTTCGGCTTTAGCAACGGCAAACAATGCTGCTTTATAAAGCAAATCTCGTTTGTTATAATATAAAAAAATAACTAAACTAACAAATGTAATCAGCGCTACGCCCATTATAATACAATTCGTTTTATCCATGACTAGTTCTCCTTTCTTTTAGGATATGACAAAGTACAACAAACTTATGAATACCCAACATAGTTATATTGATTTTGTCGCTGTTTCTTGTCTATATGTGAATATAGCCGGAATTGGTCTCCAAAGCTATGTATTTTTTAATCAACGACATTTAATGATTCAGCTAACTCTTTTATTTTAAGAACGGCTTTTTTCTTGTGAGCGTTAATTGTAGCTCGATGGAAACCGTAGATAGCGCCGATTTCAATGTCGGTTTTGTTTTTAATAAAACTCAAGATAATAATCTCTCGTTCGTAAGAGCTTAATGTTTTAAATAATTCTCCACAAGTAATACCGTTAGTCCAGTTAAAATTTAAACAGTCAGTATCATTTATATTAATTAACTCAGGTTCTTTAAGCGTAAGTGAGTTAGATTTTTTAATATCAAGCTCCCGGTCAGTCATTCCAATCATTTCTTCAAATGCGAATTCTGAATGTTCGTCTTTTAAAAAGACCGCGGTGCTTTTACATTCTTCCATTTCTTCATCATACCGGTCACATAACTGCATGGTCTCTAAGTGTGTTAACGGGTCGTTGATTAGTTTTTTCAAATAACGATAAGCTTCCCAGTGAAAACACTTACTAACATACATATGAAATGTCCCGTTGACTTTATGAAATTCTTCACCGACTTCAGTTATTTTATATTTATTAGCCATATTAAGAAGAGCAAGAACAAGTTCGTTATAGATATCGCCGCTTTCATATTTCGAAAATAAGGCTTTAATCTTGTAACAAGTATAAGAGAAAACTTTCTTTTTGTCTTCATGATTTCCTTTTTCAATAAATAACGAAACAAATTTAGAAATAGTCGGACTAACTCGGCTATGTTCTTCACCGCGACTGTTACGAATCTTAGAATAAGGTAAGTCACCATTGATAATAAAGCGAACGTATTTAGTCACAAATGGATGGAAAACACTAACAATATAGGTCGTTGCTTCTTGATTCCCTTCTTTGTAAAGAACTAAATTACGTTGTAACTCCCGATAATCTTCTTCTTTGAAATAGTCTCCATTTTTGTCTGGGGCGCGATTGGTTTGAAAAGTATTGTCAAGTTGAGCTATAAAATTGTCATTCATTTGCCGTACCGTCCCTCATGGATTCTTTTGTGAATCGAATAAAAGCGACGCCAATTGAAATAGCGTCATAGATGTCGCTTGTTTTATTTTTATTTTGTTTATTACTATATGGCCCGACAATTTTAAGCTTTTCGTTATCGGTATATAATTCACAAACTTTTTCAGCAACTAATTCTTTTTTTGCATTTCCGCCACAGCCAAAATGTTTTCTTATTTCACTTGGTAGCATATGAGTTATTGCATATTTATTAAAATTAAATACACCGATAACTCCACCTCTTACTGTTGCCAATTGTAAAGCTGTTCGAGCATTTACCCCAAGAAATCCGTCTTCGAGTATAATATTTTTTACTGAATATTTCTTTGCAACCTGAAAGAGTTGATTGATGATTCTATTCATTCTTTCATCTTGAGGTATTTTATTTGTTGTTACAAATTTATTTAAATAAACAAGTTCCTCGGTATCAAAGTCAATTACAGCATAGCCTGTTGTAGACAAAGCTGGGTCAATAGCAAGAACAAAGTTATTGTTTCTTTGTTCTATATCCATTATGTTCACCGTCGTTCCCTTCTGTGACAATTATAGCATTATTTATTCAACACTGCAATTAATCTTTTATGGTGATGTCAGGCTTACTATCCGGCTTATTATCCGGTTGTTCGAATTTATCTTCAATAAGTTTTTTCATATCAGATGAAACAATTGTCGTATTATCATCTTTAATTTCAATTGTACTGTTGCCATCGATTCGTAATTTCATACTCATTTGACCTTCCTCCTATTTTATAATATACATTGCAGCCGATAAGCTTCTAATTCCCATAGTTTATTTTTTATTTTATCGATACATTTCTCAACACCGATACCGATATTAAAGTTATCTTTGTCAATGAACGAATGTGTTTCGGTAATAACGAATCCATTCTCTAATTGAGCTGTAACGATTATACATTGATTCTCAATATTTTTTACACTCAATTGACTTTTTTCAATTAAGATATCAACATTAATTTCAGCAATTCTATCTTTTTTATTTTCCATTTTCTTTTCCCTTTCAAAGTTTTGATGCACAAATATCTCTATATTCACAATGAAAACATTTTTTATCAGGAGAAATACACTTAATGTTATTTTTAATACAATAAGCAACACTGATAACTGTTTGTTTAAGTAATGCAAAATCTTTTGCTTCTCTCAAGGATGGTGACATTCTTTTTTTGTAAATATCAATATAGACAAGGTCAAAATCTTGAACGGTAAACATATCTTTAAAAGCGAAAGCCGCTGCGGTCAATTCTAAATCATGTCGCATCTGACTATCTACTTGGAATCGGTTATTTTCAGTTCTTACTTTGAGAATCTGGAAACGTTTTTTGTCATCAATCGTAACTTCCCGGATATACTCCCAGACTCCTGTAAGAATAATGTCTTTTGTGATTTGAATCGAATACTCTTTATTAATCAAAATCGGACATTGTGATGTTTTCATCATATCATCAAAAACAATAATGGCATCAATGCCAGCTTTTCGTTTAGAATCATAGGTATCTCGTTTAAAAGCAGAGGGAGTGCAGATAATTTCAGAGTTTGTTTTTTGTTTTACCCATTCAACACCCCATCGATACTTGATAAACTCAATGCTATTTTTTAATGTATTATTTTGTAAAGCCCGGAGATAAGCATAAAAACATTGATGCAGTTTCTTATCGTAGAGTTCTTTAAAGTTTGCTTCATTGGGATTGTCATGCTTTAATTCATAATATTTAGGACACCAACAAAAATCAATAACCTCTTTAATCGTTAGTTTTTGCATTTTTCGGTTTTCCCAATGTCATTGGTTTTTGCATACTTGGAACGCCATCTTTTCTTTCGGCAACTAATCCTGGAGTTTGTCGGTCAACAAGGTCCCAAATATTTTGCTCACAGGCATGATGAATGTGCCATTTAAATTCGTGTTTTCGAATCTTTGGGTCTTTACTGAAATCTTTTGGCAGCATCGGCTGTCCACATTGTTGACAAATAATGACTTCACCTTTTTTTGGTGGTGGCGGCGCTAAATAATCCTTGCCTTTTTCTTTTTCTTTTGCAATTAAATTATCTGTAATCGAAGCAACGTGTCGCGCTAATTCTTCTGAGTTTGCCATATAAATTCCTCCCTTTTGTTACTGTAAATAGAATCTCTGGTAATGATAAAATGGTCTTCATATATTTTCTCATATTCCTCTAAAAAAACAACTAGATTAATCGGCTTTTCCTTTATATCAATAGACATCGTAATGCGAGCTTGTTGTTTTTGAATCTGATTTCCATCAGTATCTTCGAAATATAAATAATTAACCCGTTTCCCTTTTTTGTTGACCTTTTGTTCATGACGTTCACCGCAAAGCATTCGTACAGCCTGTAAATGTAAACTTGTTTTATCAGCACCAAAAGAATCTTTTAAATGCTGTTCTAGTTTTTTCTTAGAAACTAACATGGCATTCATTACCTGAATAGAATCACAAGTAAGGTTATATTTGCTATTAGTTTTACATATCGGTATCCATGTAAATAAGTAATACTCAGTATCATTCTCTCTGATAATCCAACCATTACGATAACGATTATCTTTCATAAACGAGCCAAGTTCAAGACATTGGGTGGAAATCTTTTGATTTAAACTGTCTAATTGACACTTTTCATCGATTGAAATAGTTTTATTATTAAAACTTATTTTTGTGTCTGTTCCTTTAATTTGCTGATTTTTGTCAGTAACTATTTCATATAGCACACCTATCCGACTATAAAAGAAGTCACTTAAGAACTTATTGACTTCTTTTTCACCCTTTGTGTCAGCAAGTCGTTCAGTCTCTATTTTCATTTGTTACAGCCTGAGCTAATTCTTTAATGCCAGCCATAACTTCTTCAGATACAGGTATTGAAAAGTTGCTGCGCTTAATCATTCGGTTTTTATCTTCATAGGTGTGGGTGCAAATTGGAATCTTGCATTCCTGACACGAGACATATAAATGACTGGCCTTATTCGAGCACTTATCACAAATAGGACAAGGGTTGTATCTTGGGCAAGTCTTAAATCTTTTCTCACCATTGGCAAAGACATCTTTATTTCGAGCACCTAGTTTTTTGTTTGCTTCTAAATTACGCCTTAGTTTTGCCTCATCAAATTTAGGAATCCCGTTACTATCTACATTACTATCCGATTTAGCTGATTCATACAGCATTTGAATCATTCCATTTGCCATTCTTTAATCCTCCATTGATTTGCTTTTATTAAGCGCTATTTGTTCTTTTGCTTTAAGATAATCTTCTCTTAGTATTTCGTAAATTTTATCATCATAACGGATGTTATCAATTAAAACTGTATGTTGTTGTCGGATACCAACGATTCTGCCACCATATTTTTCAACCATTCGGTCATAACTTCTTTCAATCGGATTACCGACGACTACGTTGAATTCTATTTTGTTATGATTGAACTTACAAAAGATATCGTCGATTATTTGAGCAAGGTCTTTCCCAAATGTTGTTTTATTGTTCGTAAAGTTAATTGCACCGAATCCATCGACAATATCACTGGGCCTGCATACTTCGTAACAAATATAGCCGATTAAGTTATCGTTACTATCGACCGAAACAAAATGTCGGCCATCCCAGTCACCTTCTGGAAGCGTGAATTCTCTTCGGTAATTTGAATAATGATAAAATTTATACTTATCATCATACCATGTTTCTTTCATTAATTCTGCTATTTCGTCTTTATAGTTATTTGCTAACTTTAACATGTTACCCCTTTACTATTGAGGTGGTGTGAATAATAAACTTTTCACACCACCTTGTATTTTACTTAAACTTAAAAATCGTCACAGCACCTGTTTCAAGCGTTTTTTTGACGTCAATGACTCTTTGGTTGTGTGAGCCCATAAAGAGTCGATTAGGGCTCTTTAAATCACTTACAAACTCTCCATCGATAAGAACATCCAACTGGCTAATTATCTCCAGCTGTTCAAGTGACAAATCTTCGTATTTATAACCAGTCCACATCCAGATTGTCTTATTATCATAAGTCTTGCGAATATCAGATAATAAGTCAAACATTTCTCTCCCTTGTTGTAATGGTTCACCACCTAGTATCGAAAATCCGACTATCTTTTTCGGAATTCCTAAATCCAAGAACCGTTGTTTTAATTCATTTGTAAAAGGTTTGCCTCCATCAAAATCCCATGTATCCTGATTAAAACAATCTTTACAATGCCTGGTACAGCCTTGGACATGCATACTGACTCGGATGCCGGGACCATTTGCAATGTCTTCTTTTCTGATTTGTGCGATATTAATAACAATTACCCTCTTTCTTAAATAATCATTTCTTTGTTATCGACATGAACGATTCGGTCACTGATTTCTTCAGTACGGCCATCATTCCAAAAGTTATCTCCGATATAACCGCAAGTTCGTCGAGCTACATTCAACTTCGCATGGTCTCGATTGCCACATTCCGGACAATACCATTCATTATCTTCATCTAATAGGATTTCACCGCTGAATCCACACTCTTGACAATAGTCAAATTTACCATTCATTTCAGCGTATTTGATATTTTCATACATGTATTTAATAATATCCATGACAGCTGGAATATTATCTGACAAATTACATGTTTCAATATAAGAAATGAATCCTCCGGAAGAGATAGCTTGAAACTGAGATTCAAATTTTAATTTATCTTCAGCGCTAATATCTTCTCTGACGTTGACATGATATGAGTTTGTAACGTAATCATGGTCTGTCACATTAGGAATAATCCCGAATCGTTTTTTTAAGCACTTAGCTAATTTATAAGTTGTTGATTCAAGTGGCGTTCCATATAAAGCAAATCCG